AACCATTCCGTATTCGTATAAGTATTGCGGTAGTTGGTTGTGAACATACGAAGAGCATCCACACAAGCCCAGAAATTCCACCCCATATCCGTAGCGTGTTTTTGCGCCTTCTCTGGATCTTCCTCCCCACCAGTAATCTTGAGCCAGAACTCAAGGGGTGTGTAGCTACGTTTAATGCACATCTCCCCCAAGTTCGTGAGGTCTGCATACGTTTTATCTGGAATTAGTACATTAGAGTTATGAAAACTCTTTGTAGGCCAACCATCTCGGTCTTCTGCAATCTCAAATCCCTTTCCGTAAAGGGTCATTTCTTCCACATCAAGCTCAACATTGTAGTTGTATGATGTCCATGAACGAAGCATTCGATCAAATCCAACGCTGATAATATTGCTCCATTGTTTCTTTTTCCGTAGGATTTCCAAGTTTGGTTGTAATGTTAGCGGCAGTATTGCGCTCCATTACCATGTCCACAAAACTAGACTTTTGGTTATCAACAATGAACTTCATCTGACGGAATGGCACATTGCTCATTCCAGAAAGCTGACGAGAAGCTACTTGGCTATAATCGGTAGGGGGAAATCCTTTATATGCCTTGTAAATCCGTCCCCATTTGCGTTCACGACCAGCATTGTCTAGTCGAAGATTCCAGCAAATTGTAAAAGCATCGTTAGCTGTTTGAACCCTGCTTGTTGGTGCAACACCATTGGAATTAATAGTATTGAATCCCCAAGAGGAGACTCCTTCACGATTAACGATCTTTTTTGTTTTTGCCATTTTATCCCAATGCTTGGTTCATTGCCTCACGGCGTTTTTGACATGAAGGACAACTCTTTGCCCGTTTCTCCAATTGGGCATTTACGCCAAATGTAGAGGCAACTCGGTCGCCAAGGCTTGCAAATTTATGAATTATATCTGCCACCTTGTCTCCAGCTTCTTGCCAGCAATACTGACCAGCTATGCGCTGACAGATTTGCTGTTCAACCAAATATTCTAAATTTTCTGGGATTGCAACATTCTTATTTGTCATGTCGCTCTTGACCTTTTGGATAAACTGTCTTCCAAAAGTCAGATCCATTCCATTTACGCGATAAACATTTCCTTGATCGTCGCTGTATTGATACCAAAGGCCACCGGGAATTGCATCGTTCGGGTTTTTCAATTTCATGTGAACCTAATGCTTGCCGATATTTATAAAATAAGTCAAACTTTTATTCTTCATGGAATACAACGGACTGACCTTGGAACCACCCAAGGATACAACATACGGATTAGATTTTTTAGAAACTGTTCCACAATTTATTCGTGAACTTACAGCCTATCGTTTGACTCGCGGAGAGTATGGAAGGCGTGAGAGGGTCAAGATGGGGATCAAATTGGAGAATTGTGGTTTAAAAAACCCTGCACAGCACATGGTCAATTGCTTCCAGTTGATTTATGGCAACGATGTGTTGCTTCATTCACAGGGAATTCCAAACAATTATGCTTTAGACATCATTGATTTGTTCTGTAATGAGAATGATTGGGGCATTGCAGGGTGTGCATGTAGTGGAAAAACCTTTTCTGTTGCGGCTTGTATCGTTGTTGATTGGCTTTGCGCTCCTGATTGTACCTCTATTTATGTTGCCTGTACCTCTTTGGATGCTTCTGAGGATCGATTTTGGGGTAAAGTTTGCACTCTTTACCGCATTGCAATGCGGAATTTACAGGCTAAATATGGAAAGGATACAAGCATTGGAAACCTTGTTGAGTATCGAAGAATGATTGTTTTTGAGTCTATCGACACTAAAGATACTGAACGAGACTATACAAATGCCATAAAAGCATTGGCTTTTCCCCGTGGAGGAGAAGGAAAACGTTCTGTTGAGAATACAAGGGGTCGTAAGAACGCTAGAATGCGTCTATTTCTTGATGAGTTGGCTGAAATGGATCTCTATGCCCTTGATACCCGTGTCAACCTTGGAGCCAATCCTGACTTCATCTTTGGGGGTATGGCAAACCCTTCTAATACTGCCAACAATCCCCATACAGAATTTTGTCAGCCAGATGATCCTTTGGAATGGGATTCTGTTGATAGCTATACCCATAAATGGAAGACCAGAACAGGGGTTGCTTTGCATCTTTCTGGTGAAGATAGCCCAAACTTTAAAAAACCTGATGCTGAAATCCCTCCATTTGACCGATTCTTGACCGTTCAAGGCGAGGCGGCTACTCTTAAACGATGCTATGGCAACAAAAATGCCCTGGAATATTGGCGAAATGTTTATGGATGGTGGCCTGATACCTCTGTTGAGCTTACAATCTTCTCAAAACAGTTCATTCAAGCCTGTGATATAGCTTGGGAACCCGTATGGAGTGACAGAACCAAGGTTGTTTGCGGCTTTGACCCTGCATTTACCTCTGGTGGAGATCGTTGTGCCGCCACATTTTGCCGATATGGGCCAAATGATACTGGTAGAAAGGTAGGCTTTTACCTTGGAACCCGTGAATACTCTAGTTCTGTTGGTGATGTCTTTGAGGAAAGCATTGCCATGCAAGTTGTTAAAGATTGCTTGGAGTATGGAGTCCATCCAAGGGACTTTGGATTGGATATATCTGGTGATGGTGGAAAGATGCTACGGGCAATCATCATTGAGTGGGGTAAGTTCCATCCAGAGGCAATGTTCATCACTCCCATCTCCTCTATGGGTATGCCTACAGACAGAAAGATCAGCAATCTGGATAAGCGTACAGCCAAGGAAGCCTATGATCGTCGCGTAACGGAATCTTGGTTCCAAGTCCACACGGCTATGTCAACGCAAAGTTTGGTTGGCATTGATGTGGAAAAACATACCTCATTGGTAAACGAACTTTGCAGTAGGCTTTATTCCCATAAGGGCAGAAAGGTTGCGGTTGAAAAGAAGCTGGATATGAAACAGCGCATCAAGAAGTCTCCCGATTTGGCTGACTCTTTGACCTATGCCGTTGAAATGCTCCGAAGGACAGGACTTGAGTTTACCTTTGAGGATCAGGAAGCTGAATCTTTGGACATCGTTGAAATCAGAGATTGGGAAGAGCGATTGATTCACAGCAAGAACAATGCTGAAGAACAGGAAGAGAATGATGAATGGGGATATGGTGGAAAATCTTTTGATGAAGATGGATTTTGATGTTGACGATTCTGAAGACTCATGGCAGTCTTTACCCATCTGAATGATTGCGCCATTCTGATAAACGAATTTCCCTCCCCAAAAAGGGCCGTCGAGTGGCGCATCACTTGGCGGCCCTTGCCCGTTATAGCAAGTGAGGGTGGGTGTGAATGCGTACCACATGACCCAAGAACAGCGGCTTTGGAGAATCAAAACTCCTTACCCGATGAGAAGGAAGAGAAACATCCTGCATCCATTTCGGGGTGCAGTAGTTTCTTTTCTTTTCTGACAGGCTTTCCCATTTGAGGATGGGGGGATAAGGGGGGTATTTCCTTTACTCTTTTGGTTTTCTTTGCCTTTATCTATCCAAGTGAAATATCTCTCAAAGATACTATTCGGACTGATAGCCTACTTAAATGGGTACTGTCCCGAATGTTGGTTTGAAATTAATAGTAGACAGGAAAGATCATGCCATGTATGCCGTGTGGCTGGACTCATAACCCCAACAAGAATCTGGACAAGATTTATCACATCTAAAAAATCCAATGACACCAGAAAGCGATGCCGCCAAAATCTGGAGTGATGCATATCACTATGGTGTAAATAAATACATCTCTGGTAGCAAAGAACACAAATCACAATTTTGGACTGCTGGTGCGGCTTGGTACGCCCAGAACTTGAGGGATGAGCAGTTGGATCTCATTAGTTATTTGCATCACCTTTCCGAGAGGATCAAGTTGGTTGAGCTTCTGGCAAATATGATGGAGGAAGAAGAAATCTCCTTGCGTGATGCCAGTACCCTGTTAAAGAACCTTGTCGCTGACAGACCACCGCAATCTTTACCGCACCAATCTAATGACTAAAAATCCAGTCGGAGCAGTTATTGTTTCCGATCTCCATTGCGGTAGTGTTGTTGGTCTTTGGCCTGATAGTCATATTACCAGTACAGGAAACCAGATTGGCCTTGGAAACAATCTCCATCAGCGTTGGCTATGGGATTGTTGGAATGATAAAGATGAGAAGATCATCAAGCATTTTGGTAAAGATCCTTTTATTTTGATTATCAATGGTGACTGTATTGAAGGTCGCCATCATGGATCTAGCGAGATTGTTGCGGCATTGAATCTGGATCATACCCTTGCGGCTATTGAATGCTTGAGAAAGCTATCATCAATGGCAGTTAAAACCTACATAACGTCAGGAACGGAATGCCATGTTGGTGATTGGGAAAAGATGATTGCCAGGGAACTTGGTGCAATCTGGCTAGGGGATAAGGGGCTTGTTGAAATCAATGGTACTCTTATGGACATTTGCCACCATATGCCTACGAGTGCAAGGGCATATTTGGAAGCTGGAGCAATGAGCATCAGCATGGGTAATGCCCGTCAGAACTATTCACGGGTAGGCCACAGGGTTCCTACAGTTTATTTGAGGGGCCATCGTCATGTCGGTGGAGTCTTTAATGATGGTAATGGCATCTTTATGGTTAGTCCTGCTTGGCAACTTTTGACTCGCTATGGTCACAAAGTTGTCGGTGATTCAATTTGTAGGCCGGGATTTGGCATCCTTGATTGGCGAGGATGCGAAGACGGCGAACTTCCAGCAACCAAACTAATCCAGTATGCACCCAAAGAAACCACTCCCATCCGAAGCTGAACTATTGCAATCCATTAGGAATGCAGAGAAGTGGAAAAAGGTTCTTAATAAAACAGAGGAACTAAATGATGAGTGGCTTACTTTTGAACAAGTTTGCAAAGTCCTAAATAGAGGCAGGACTCAAACCCAATTTAAAATCAAGC